AACCAACAATGAGACCTTACAAAATTGCCCGCCTTGATGATACTGGAAACTGGAAAGTTCTTGCTAGTTTCACTACATACGAAAAGGCAGATGATGCCCTCGATAAGTATTCTGAGAAGTATCCAAATGCCTGGGTGGATATTCTTGACGGTGCCCTAACTCTCGCCGCCTGAGTATTACATAAGGACCGCCTAGTTCCTTACACAAACTAGGCAACACATTCCCACTCTGGTGAGCACTTTATGTGTGAGGGTTCGATTCTCTCAGTGGGGTAAAAAACACACACTTTGATTAACACTTTCATCATGCAATTCGCTATCTCCAACAGCACCGCTATCGAGAACATTGCTCTCGAAGATAACACCGCTACCGTCACTTTCGCTGGTGGTCGTGACTACGATTACACCGTCAACGATGTTACTGCTTTCGTAACTTCTCTGACCAGTGTGATCGAAGGCGGTCAATCTGTCGGTCGGTTCGTGAACCAATCCGTCAAGAATGAGACCCTGAAAGCAATCGCTGCCTGAGGTACATTCGTGGGGTTAGTAACACTTACTGCCCCACACTAAGTTTAACATAAGCACCACACTTTCGTCAACACTTTTCTTCGTTATTATGTCCCGCAATCTGATGCTTACTCTTCTCTCTAAGGGTAACACTGGAAACGACATTCTGTCCATCCTCGATGCTATCGTTCGTGATGATTCTTCGTCCTCTGATGATACTCAGGGCGGGGCAGTGAGTTACACTACGGGGGAGGCAATCGCGTTCTAATGTGATGCTAACTGTGTGTCCCTTATGTGTTATTCGTGAGGGACACTTATTCGTTATTCGTGATAACACAGTCCCCGCGATTAGGGGTCTTATGTGTTAGCGGGCGGTGCGTATATAAAAACCCCTAACTACCTCAACCTACACTGTATGTCTTTTTCGACATAAGTATCGAACGCATAAAAAAAATTTCCCAGATTTATAAACCCTCTGAAACCCCTTTGAATAATCCCCATGAGAAAACACCGTCCGTATTGGAATTTTTATAAGGTAGTCTTAGCGGGATGGATGATAAGGTATCCGAAATTTTTTCTGAGATTACTGGGAGTGCCTCTAGGGATTTTGATAGTTATGGTATATAATGCGCTAAGGTAAATAGAAGTGGAGGAAAAAAATCCCGGAAAAATTTTTTATGAGTGAGAAGATTTATCACATATACGCAAAAGGAGAGTGTATCTATCATTCTCTGAGTAAATCAGAGTTTGACTTTACATGGGATGCTCTGAGTAAGTTAGTTCAAGTATTCTCAGATTATCAAAGGGAAGATTTAACATTTGAGGAAGTTGTGAGTAGTAAGAAAGAGTTTGCAGAGTCATCTTATTGACTCTATTGACAAGAAATAAATAAGGTATTAAAATTGAATTGAGGTTTTTATTCTCTTATGGCTAAAGGATTTACAGTAAAGGCAAAAGCGCCTGAGAAAGCATCAAAGGAACCTGAGTGGGACTATGATGCAATTAAAGAAAGAATGAAAGGAAAGGCAATTGTATTTTGTCTACCTGGACGAGGAGTATCATATGTCTTTCTGAAGAACTTTGTTCAACTGTGCTTTGACTTAGTACAGAATGGAATGAGTATTCAGATTAGTCAAGATTATTCATCGATGGTGAACTTTGCAAGATGTAAGTGTCTTGGTGCGAATGTTCTGAGGGGACCAGATCAGATTCCTTGGGATGGTAAGTTGAACTATGATTATCAGTTGTGGATTGATAGTGACATTGTTTTTAGTACTGAGAAGTTCTGGCAATTATGTGATCTTGCATTCCCTGCAGAAGCAGTAGAGGATGAGAGTAAGAAGCGTGAGATCACTGCTGGTTGGTACATGACTGAAGATGGACGTACTACATCAGTTGCTCATTGGTTGGAAGAAGATGATTTCCGTAACAATGGTGGAGTGATGAATCATGAGACTGGAGAAACCATTACGAAGCGTCGGAAACCATTTACAGTTGATTACACTGGATTTGGATGGGTGATGATTCAGAATGGAGTCTTTGAAAATGAAGAGATGAAGTATCCATGGTTTGCTCCGAAGATGCAAGTCTTTGAATCTGGTGCAGTTCAAGACATGTGTGGGGAAGACGTATCTTTCTGTCTCGATGCGATTGAGGCAGGTTTCAAAATCTGGTGCGATCCACGGATTCGCGTAGGACATGAAAAATCAAGAGTCATCTGAGTTATTCAACATACTCTATGAGGGTGATGTCATACGTTCTGAGTTGACGTATGACGAAGTTACAGAAGCACTTGACGAACTAGCATCAGAGTATTATGATAATAATGCTTATGATCCACAAAAAATTGAATTGGAGTTTTTGAATTATGGCAAAGATTAAGAAGTCGCTGATGGGTTCAGCATTCATCGAATCGCAACCCAAGAATACCCGTCAGGGTCAAGGGAAGCACACGAAGTATGCTGCATCCAGCAGAAATAATGCAAAGAAGCGTTATCGTGGTCAGGGTCGTTGAGACACTCCACCTAAGGCACTTGAGACCCCCTCAGAGGGGTCTTTTTTTATGTCTGAGTATCTTTGTGTTCTTATGAGTGTTTATTGTTCTTATGGGCGCTTTTCTGCTCGCTAAGAAAGCGGAAGCTCGTTCTGGAGGGGTAAATAATAAAAACATAACGTTATTTAATTATGTCTACATTAATTTGTAATCTTCCTTCAGAAGAAGTCTGGGTTCGAAAGGAATACCTTACGGATCATCAGAGTGGTCATGGTGAATTTGTAAAGGGAGTATGGGTATCTTGTAAGAGTATACCTGGACGTGCGTTTTATTTTGAAACTTATCTACCTGAGTATGCTGCGATGTATGATAAGTTGCCCATCAGTGCCTTTGTAAGTGAACCTAAGACTCCTGAACCTGACATGAACCTTCCGAACTTACAGTTTTGGAATTGTATGGACTATGGAGTCGTCTCTATATACAAGCAATTCATTGGTTCAATGGACTTTGAGTTGTATACAAGAGACCATGGTATTCAAAAAGGTACTTATATTTGTACGATAGATAATTATCATCAGGATTGTGACATGATTGACTATGCAACAAGTGAAAATCCTGCTGAACATAAGTCACATAACTTGATTTCTTTAGATAATGGGCAGTATGCACTCTATCCAAACAATAGAATGCGTATTTTTGATAATAGTTTAACTCCTGTTGACCCTAAGATGCCTGATTTTAAGGTTTCAACGCAATATTATCAAGTTGAGAATGGATTTGAACGTCTTGGGATGGGTCAAGAGGATGAATACTTCTGGAAAACTGCCCAAGAACGTGAAAAATGTGAAAATTGCGGGCAAAGTCCTTGTAATCCACGATGCATCAACGCAACCTAAAGGAGAATAATGGCAAATTCACCAAATCCAGATAGAGATACAAAGTACATGATGGATACTTGGGGAACAAACCGACTTATTACAGACTATGTAGTAGAGATAAAAATGGAAGAAAAGATGCTTAGAGAGATTAATGAAGATGAAATGACGCCTAAAAGGTCAAATAAAAAGAAGGAGACTGAACTTTTTGAGCGTTTTGACGACTCTGGAGAAGTTTTCGAAAGAGAAGGTGATTCAGAACCTCTTTTTGGGTGAATAAATAAGATAGATTTATAGGTTTTTAATGCCTTTAGAACGGGTCAGTAGAGGATTTAAAGACATCAGTGGGTCATTTTTAATGAATCCATTGAATAATGACCTGATTGCACTCAAAAACGAGACTGCAATTGCCCGTTCTATTCGTAATATTGTATTAACTCAACCTGGTGAGAGACCTTTTAATCCTGAATTTGGAAGCTTTGTCTCAGATTCTCTATTTGAGAACATGAGTGATGTTTCTGCAGATACAATTAGAGGTCAAATTAAAGAATCTATTAATCTGTATGAACCAAGAGTTGATTTAATTGATGTTAGAGTAAGTCCAAATTATTCTACGTTAGAATTTGACGTAACAGTAATTTATACAATCATAGGCATTAGTGCTTTACCGCAACAATTATCATTTGCATTACAGCAAACACGATAGATGACATTAGCAAATTTTTCAAATCTAGATTTCGACCAAATAAAACAAACAATTCGAGATTATATAAGATCGAATTCAAGTTTTACTGACTATGACTTTGAGGGGTCAAATCTTTCAGTCATTATCGATACGTTAGCTTATAACACATACATTACCTCATACAATGCTAACATGCTTAGCAATGAGGTTTTTATTGATAGTGCCACCTTAAGAGAGAATGTAGTTTCTCTTGCGAGGAACATTGGTTATGTGCCTAGATCAGTAACATCATCAAGAGCAAACATTAGTTTCTTTGTTGATATTACTGATCTTCCAATAAACAACGAGACAGCAGAAAATAAACCATTAAAATTAATTCTTCAGAAAGGAATTGTAGCAACTACAAATTCTTTTGGTACTGGAACATCATCGCAATCATATACGTTTGCAATTCCAGAGACTATTACTGTACCTATTGTCAATAACATTGCAGAATTTAATAACATTGAAGTTATTGAAGGAACTTACATTACAGAATCATTCACAGTTGATACACAGATCCCAAATCAAAAATTCACCTTATCCAACCCAAACATCGATACTTCTACTCTGAGTGTTTATGTAAGAGATAGTGAAGGATCTAGTGTAATTAGAAAATTCAATTTAACTAATACTATTTTTGATGTTGATTCAACATCTAGAGTATTTTACATTCAAGAAGTTGAGGATCAAAGATACGAACTTATTTTTGGTGATGGTGTTTTTGGTAAGAAATTAGATAATGGTAATGTTATTGAAGTTGCTTATAATGTAAGTTCAGGCGAACTTTCAAATGGCGCATCTAATTTTAACTTTGCTGGTAGAATTCTTGATGATAGAGATAGATTAATTACACAAAATTTCTCTCTTGTAACTACAGATTCTGCTTCTCGTGGCGGAAAACCAATAGAATCTGTAGAATTTGTAAGAAAGTATGCACCAAGAATCTATGCCGCTCAAAACAGAGCAGTTACTGCTTCTGACTATGAATCCTTGATTCCAATAATTTATCCTGAAGCAGAATCAGTTTCTGTTTATGGTGGAGAAGATTTAAATCCTCCAAAGTATGGTAGAGTTTTTATTTCCATTAAACCAATTAATGGACAATTTATTTCAAACCAAGTAAAAGATAACATCAAAGCAAGAATCAAAAAATACAATGTTGCAGGCATTGTTCCTGAAATAGTTGATCTCAAGTATCTTTACATTGAATACGATACAGTAATTTACTTTGATACAAATAGAGCAAATTCAAGATCTGAAGTTTTGAGTGTTGTTTCCGATAACATTACAAAATACTCTCGGTCATCAGAATTGAATGCTTATGGGTCTAGATTTAAATACAGTAAGTTTTTGAATCTAATTGATAGTAGTAGCGCAGCAATTACTTCAAACATTACTAAAATAAGAATAAGAAGAGATTTGAAGGCAGAACTGAATAAGTTCTCTGAGTATGAAATTTGTTATGGCAATGCATTCCACTTACCAAATTGCAGCACTGGTTATAACATCAAGTCAAGTGCTTTCCAAATTGCAGGAGTGAATGGAAATGTGTATGTAACAGATTTTCCTATCGATAGTAAAACTGGGAAAATTGCAATTTTCAAAATTGAAAACGGTTCTCCAGTAATTGTAAAAAATAACGCTGGATCTATTGATTATGAGAAAGGAGAGATAAAATTAAGTATATTAAATATAACAGGAACACAAAAGACTAAAGGTGGTTTTGACATTATTGAAATTTCTGTAACTCCAAAATCTAATGATGTGATTGGATTGCAGGATTTATATTTGCAACTAGATATTAGTAACAGTGACTTACATATTGTAGAAGATAACATTTCTTCTGGTAATGATGTTTCTGGTACAAATTACAGTGTAACGTCAAGTTATTCAAACGGTTCTTTAATTAGAAAATAAGATAAAATGTTAGAAAAAAGAGTTAAAATTTCTTCCATACTGAACAATCAGTTACCAGAATTTGTTAGATCAGAATTTCCTCAATTATCGGAATTCTTATCCCAGTACTATAAGTCATTGGAATCTGGGGGTAATCCCTATGATTTAATGAATAACATTGATCAGTATGTTAAAGTTGATAATATTGCAAATTTAATTAACTCTACTACATTATCTTCTAATGTTGAATTTTTTGATACTACTATTACTGTAGAATCCACTGCAGGATTTGCTGATAGTTATGGTCTCATTCAAATCGACAATGAAATCATTTCTTATGAAAGTAAAACTGCAACAACTTTTGAAAATTGCTACAGAGGATTTTCTGGAGTAACTTCGTATAATACCAATACATCAACTGACGAATTAACATTTTCAGAGTCTGAAACCGCAGAGCATACTTCAGGTTCCACCGTAATCAATTTAAATACTGTTTTATTATCCGAATTTTTCACAAAAGTAAAAACTCAAATTACTCCTGGATTCGAAAACAGATCATTTTTTGATGATTTGAATAAGAGAACTTTTGTAAAGCAGTCTAATAACTTTTATAGTTCTAAAGGAACCAAAGAATCGTTTAGAATTCTATTTGGTGCATTATACGGCAAACCTTCTGAAATAATTCTACCAAAAGATTATCTATTAGAACCTTCTGCATCTTCATATAGGGTAACAAAAGATTTTGTTGTTGAAAAAATTCAAGGCGATCCTTTAGATTTAGAGAATAGAACTCTCTATAATTTGGATGGTTCTAGTGGAACTGTAACATCAGTACAGGAAATTGAGATTTCTAATCTTTTTAGAGATAGTGTATTTCTCGATGATACATCAGAATTTTCTTCTGAAGCACTTACAAAGTCTTATTATCTTATTGGCATAGACTTTGATTATGATAAAGACATTGATGCCAGAGGAACAACCACAGGAAATTTCTCTATTCATCCAAAAACTAGATTAGTTTCTAGAGCATTTTCTGGAGATACTTATCTGGATGTAGATTCCACATTAGGATTTCCAAGTAGCGGTTCTCTTTTGGTCAATCAACCAAATGGTTCTGTTGTAAACATTACTTATCAATCAAAAACAATAAATCAGTTTCTTGGTTGTGATGGAATAAATCAAACAATAAATCCCAGAGAAGAGATAAAAGACACTTCATACTCTTTTGCTTTTGATGGAGATGATGAAATTAGAGTAAGGATTACTGGTGTAATTTCTGAATTAGATTATGATGATAGCAAAAACTTAAAAACTGGAGATGTTATAAAATCATCCACTTTAGGTAAGAGTGACTTAAATTCTCCGAAGTTTGATAGCTGGATTTATAATGTATCTTCTAGTTATGAGATTGAGAGCATTGTTGCATTAGAAGATACATCAGATAATACTTATCGTGTTAGAACTTATGATAAAAATGATTTCAACATTGGCGACAGATTTGAATTAACCAATTCAAATGCATCTGGAATTATTCAAGCAGTAAACAATGAGAATACTGTAGTTATTAGGGGTCAAGGAGAGATACAAAAAGATTCTTCTGATAACTTCATTTTCACTTCTATTCGCAAATTAATTTCTAAACCAGAAATTGTAAATTATCCAGAATTGTCTATCTACAATTCAAATGTTTCGAATACTTATTATGATAGAACTGATGGATCTGTATATGTAACATCACCTTCATTGCCAAATTATAATGATACTAAAATTAGAATTACTGATCTGAGTGTCTCTGTATCTTCATTTGGAACTGATGATGAAAATAAAAAAACGATTATAAACTTAAACGTATCTGCATCACACTCATTCTTAACTGGTGATTT